TTAACGGTTGCGTTGTATTGATTGATTGAATCGGTTGCAATCTGTTTTGTGTACTTAACAAGTGCACCATCAATCGTTGGTGTTCCGTTAATGTAGTTGTTTAACTCCTTAGATAGTTGCGAATAACTTCCACCCGTAGTCACATAGGTGTTTATCATTTCGCGCACCGGTGTTATGAGGTTTTGATTCAATCCCGATTCAGTTAATCCCTCCAAGGTAACTGATATTGATTGTTGCCTGATTGCTTCAACTACTTTGGGCGGTTTGAATTTCTTTTCAAGTGCTTTGTAGTAAGAAAAATTAAGCGCGTTTACCTTATCATAAAGTTTTGCAAATTTAGTTACACTTTCGCCATAATCCGAGTCATCAAGAATGATTGTTTCCAAATCACTCTTAAGACTGGATAACAGTTTAATGTTCTTAACTGAATTCGTTATCGTATCGCCTTGAATACCTAACTCACGTTGGAATTGTAATAGCCTACGATAAATTTGCTCTTGGATTTTCGGCATTGCCTCATTCCAAGTAATTAAACCACTGTCAATGGCGTTTAATGTTGCTTGTATTTCTTTACTTCCAACAGCCATTAAGTCAACTGAGTTATCTTATCTAACTGCGCCTCCGATGTTATGATTTGAGGTGTACCTAATTGAGCTCTTGCTTGCTCATAAGTTAATCCGAATCTATCCATAACCATTTGAATAGCTGCCTCCAAATCGTAAACACCACTACTTACCGCTTTAACGATTTCAATAATACCAGTTAAACCACCTACTGTGTATTTTAAATCCGCAGGAGATTTACCACTACTTAAAGTTTCGGTTTCGTTTATATTAAATATCTGATTAAACAATATATCCTTAGTGTTTATTTCTCTTAACTTCTCAACTGCAAATGCATTCAATACCGCTTGCTGCCTTGACTTATCTAAGCGGTTGAATTCAGGATTCTCAGCGTATGCACGTTGCACGAAATCTTGAATGTATGTGCTTATAACTGCATCTGTTTTGGACATCATCTTATTGCTAACCAACAACGCTTTCTCCTCTTGCGTTTTACCACTCGCAGGGTCAAGGTTGAATGCATCACGTAACATATCTTGCATTGCAATGTCATTCGGGAAACGCTTAACGATATATTCCAACTCTTGCGCACTTAACACCGCATCGTTTAGACCGCTATCCTTAGCCGCTTTAATCTCCTCAAGTATTAGTTGACTGCCTAAGATGTCAAACTGATTTGGCACAACGCAAACGGGCACCATTGACTTAATGGTTGCCACATCGTATATCTCTTTATATCTCCACATCGCACATAACTCCGCAATGTTAGTCATTATCGTTCCTAAGTCAACTGCAACACCATAAAATGTGTTGTTAGTTTCATCTCTATCGTATGCCTTTGCAACACCACTTTGAGCCGCTGGTTGTGCCTCTAAAAACTGCATATTGATGGCAGCTAACGAACGATAACGCATTTCGTTTATGCGTTTGTCCTGCAACTCTGCAATCTCGGTTTGTTTTTGAATATAGCCCATCGGTGGAGTCGGTGCAGGCACTTCCCCCATCGTTGTTTTTGCAGGCCTTACACGTATAGTTTCGTAAGGTGATGTCGGTATCTGCCCATCCTTACACTTGCTATTCGTACATGGCACACGCTCTTGCTCTTTGGTAAAGGTAAAGCCTTGACCGTTGCATGATTTACATTGCTCATCTTGGTAAATCCAAACCGTTGAATGTATGTGCTGCGTAATCTCAGCACGCAAATCACTAAACTCAACCGTTGCCACGTTAAGCCATGGTAACATTGCCTTTAATCTACTTTGATATTCGCGGCCAAGTTCCTCTTCCTCTTCAACTACACCACCAATTGTAAAGCCAGGGAATACACCTAAGCCATGGAATGTTTCCTCAACTAAATCAAATCCGTTTCCTTTCTTTTTCTTGCGCCACTTGGACCAACTAATCTTATCAATCGAATAATATACATTGCCATTGTCATCATCTTTATAGACAATCGAATTGCCCTCGTAATGGTAAACAATACTGCTTGAATTGATTACGTAAGGTTTCGGCTTCTTATATTCAGTTGGTTCAGCTTGTTCCGCCCAAACAATAATAACACCGTTAGCATCGATTGTATATTGTTTTAACCCAACTTGAAAGGCCCAATTAATTAATGATTTGGAAGCGGTAAAGTTTTTAGTAAGGTATGTTTTTAAGTCCTCATCTTTTGCTATTCGTGGATATTGCGTGTCTGGAAACTTTAAAAAGAATCCATCAGCACGTTGTATTTTATTAAGTGCATTTAACACACGATCATAAACCTCGCTAAACACCGCCTCATAAGTTTTCTTGCGATATTCCTTAACGATAATGTGTTCGTTAGGTCTTACCTCATCAATTAATTTACGCGGATATTCTCCATCGGAATAGTACTGGAAGTTAACATACTCTTCATCTTCGATATGTGGATTACGCGCCACATCTGCAACGATATCGGCATCAATAATAATGTATTTGTTTTCGGTTTCCATTTAATAAGTATGGCGTTCTGGAGCCCATCTTCTTTTAGGCTGTTGTAAAAATTTATATCGCATATTCATTCTTAATGCATGAATTTGCACAAGGTTGTTATAGATTGTTAATTGCACTTCACTTATTCTGTTACCTCCAATAGATACACCACAATAATCATCTGTTAAATCCTTTAATCGCATTGTTTTAGTTGAATCCATTGGCCAAAAAGTAGGATGATACATCTCTTGATGGCAGTCAACACCTAATTGGCACATTGCTATCCATAACGGTAGCTCATCGGGTATGCAACCCGCAAACTCAATGTTTTTTACACGTATGTTTTCAAAGTTTTCTACCCACTTTGCAAATAATGGATGGCCTTTTTTCCACCAAATAAATTCACTATGTACGTTCCAAATCTTTTCATTTGTAAATCCAAACGCCTCTTTAACTTCTAACAAGTTAGCCCATTGCTTTGCATCGGGTGTAATCTTATCACTATCATAGGTAGTGAAACCGCTATTTTTTACCGCGAAATCAATACCTTTTAATTTCTCAATCTCTGCATTAATGGAATGGTTGTTAATCATTATCACATCGGCATCAATAAACAACGTATAGTCATACGGTGTGAGTTCATCCATGTGCGCCTTTGCTTTAATGTAACACGTTTCGTTATCGGCAAGTGTGTAGCAATGTGGTGGTATTTCTTTTATCTCGGTAAACAACGCTTTATAGTCATCATCTAAACGCGTTATGGTGTCGGCTTGCGTTACTAATGTTATAGGCAAGTGACAACCGTTGGCACGTAATGACATCGCAAGGTTTGCAGCCATGCACCCATAGTTTTTATGACCTATTCCAATTAATAGTATTCCAGTTGTCATTCGCAGTTAGAATTAAAGTTGTTAAATGGCGTTTCAAAGATAGTAAAATCTGAGCTCCAAATGTTTACGTTCTGCATTATTTCGGGATAATTATTGTTATACTCATCCTCAAATCGTGCTTGTATTTGAGTTGTAAAGTTTTCGGGTGTAAAGTAAATGCCATCGTGATTCAATGCAATTACTAAGTTTTGATGCACTTCCTCTGGCACTTCATCGACATAACCTTTATAACGCTTTGCCAATCGTGCCGACAATAATTGGCGGCTTCCATCAGGTCTAACGTAAACAGTTTTGTCGCTGCTAATGTTTGGCTCTTTGAAGTATAATGGTAAGCGGATATAGTTAGTTGTAGGTATAAGCAATGGTGGTGCAGGAGGTGGGTTAATAACAACAACCGCAGTCCTATAATAAAAACCAAATGCGTTTGATGTGTTTGTGTATGCAAGTTTAGTGGTTAAGCATTTATCATTAACCTTTTTAAAGCATTGATTAGATATAAAAAAACTTGGCTCAGAAACACCACAAGCAAACGCTAACTGAAAACAATCTCCATCAAAAGTATTATCAAGTAAATTAGATAACACAAAAGAAAAATAAATATTGTAAATCGGCACTCCGCTTTGTGTTCCATTAGTTACAATGCTTGTTATTACATCGTTCAAAATTATACCAGTGCCACTTGTCGGCACTTTATAAACTGTCACGCTACTTATTACTTCACTTGATACTATTTGCGTTTGAAAAGCCACATCGCCAACATCATAAATAGGTAAGCAAAAATCTTTTTGAATTCCGCATTCGGTATCAGTTACATACTCGGGTATGCCTAAGTCATTTGCCAGGTTGTAAAATGTTACAAAGCTATTAGGTATGTTTAATATCGCTGCCATTATCTTCTTATTAAAAGTTTAAATTCTGCTAATCCCTCGTTTGGATCGTGATTGATTTCAACAATGTTACCAATGTAGTAAGTGTCTGAGCATCTGAATCGAATCGCACCATAAGGATTTACTTTAACATCTTCAAAGTCTGCCATTGAAAACGGTGCGGTAAAGGTCACGTATTCTGTCTTCCAAATTGGTGTTGGGTCAGCTACATCGGTGCTTATTACTGTTTGATTTTCGGCAACAACTCCCGTTTCAACAAAGCACTGGTCTGCAAATCGTGACTCGGCAATATAGTTTCCAGTTCCGCTTGTGAATATTAATGACTCATTCGTAATCAATGGCGTTGGTGCACATATTGATTTAAACCATCGCATCAAGTTTCTTAAAGGTGTAATCCTTAAATTCATTCTTGTTGATGGTGAGTACATATTAGCGGCATCTGTTGTGCCGCGGTAAGCATATAAATTACCACCCTCAACAACTGCATTAACAATAAACAAGTCATCATCATAACGCCAATCACTTGTGCCCGTTTCGGTTTGGTTTTTTCTACGTGTTACTTCAATCGTATATCCTGCGCTTATAAGGTCAGACATTAGGTCTAACTCGCTTGGATTTGAGTCTATGTTTCTGCGATATTGTCGCTCTGTATTCATCTCATCAAGTCCGTTATACTCTTCGGCTTCCCATTTGTCATAGCCCACGTTAATCGTGCCATAAATCAAATCTTGGGCAGTTGTGAATATAGCTTTGTCAACCAACCCAACATCGAAAACTATTGTTGACTTATAAAAATAATCAATGCTTGCAATCTTTAATTCAGTTTCGTTGTTGTCAAACCCCCAACCGATGTTGAATATTTTTCGGCATTGCTCAAATAAATACTCGTATGATACAAATAATTTTGGAACACTTGGCTGAGTTACATCACGTAAAAATGAGCCCTTAGTTATTTGATAAAAATCTAAACATTGATTCAATTCATCTTCCATTACTAACGATGGGCAATCTGTGTCCATGTATGCCGATGGGAGAAACTTTAACAACTCAGGCAAATAAACTGATGTGGCAACTGATGCCGGGCTAATGCTATTCGCTTCCATATTGAAATAGTTAACACCACCTGCATCATAATCAACACTTACATCAAATGTATCAACTCCGCCAGTTGTTGTTAATTTTACAATATCTATATTAAAATAATAACTTATTTGCTCCAAGTCACCCTCTGGATTTGTAACACTTCCTGAAAATGATTCATCAAAAGATATAACTAAAGGTGTAGATGCAGTTAATGAGCCAGTAGCAATCGTTGTACTTCCTAAAGATGTTAAAAATACAGTGTCTGATGCTTTTTCTGCAAAAATAAAAATTGCAAAGTTTGCGTCATAACTGCAAGTTATTGTCATTGTGCCTTTGCATCGCCATGTAACATCTATTGTATTAATAATATTTTCCGATTCAACTGGCTTATAAAATCGTAATTTTTTATAACCTGCAAATTGAATGGATGTCATTGGCCAAATTATTATATTAGATTGTGCATTGTTAATAAAAACAAGTGATGGAGATACATTTGAAATGTTACTATTTTTAAACTCGATTATAGGATTTTTTGGCAAATAAACTGGAAAGTAGTAAAATCTTTCATCAGGTGATAGACCAATAGGATCATCGTGATGTCCACTCCAATTCGCACCATCTTTATTGTTTGCTTTATTCTGCAACAATATATCTTGCCCCTCAATGTTTAATACCCTCAACAATGGTGGTGTAATCGCTTGCCCATCAAAGTTAGTTGTTGCTTCAATGTCCACATCTTGCCCCATTCTACTCATAAACACATCGGTGCACTTTGATGCGGTAACGCTAATTTTAATAAAGCAATAATCCGAGCATTGTCGCTCAAATGTATTGAAGTCAAATGCACCAATAAAGTAGTTTGTATAGCCATCGCCCTCGGCACATTCGTAATCAATTTGCACTTGGTATTGACCGTTGGCGCCATTGGTTAAGTATTCAGCATAAAGCAAATCGTAAGCCTCGCCTACCCACTCAAATGAATCGGTTGAGATGTTTATATTGATGCCATGGTGTATGATGTTTCGCGTTAGGTTTCCACCGATGCCATTCCACCCTACTGGCGATTCAACAACGGTTGAAACACTTGAACTGTCTATTAATGTGAACTTCCAATTCATGCTCTATATCTCATTTTTTTGTTACGAAATTCAACGCGGCTATTTTCTTTAAGCAAAAAAGTTGTTAACCCTTGCTCATCAATATTGACATTAAGATTCGATTTGTGCTTTGCCATAATTCGGTCTAACTTATCGTAGTTAATTCCATGACTACTTGCACTTTGTTTGGTTTGAAATTGTGCCGCAAGGTCGAATGTTCCGTTGGCTAATGATGCTAATATATTGTTTGCAAATGTTGGCTCTCCCTCATTGATGGCTTTTAATACGGGCAAATATTCGGCAGTTGCATGTCGGTTTACAACGTATTCACCTCGCTCAGCCTCTATCAATGTGCCTCCACTTGAATGCAATTGACCGCCAACAACACCGCCCTTTTCAAACTTTGGCGGTTGTGCGCTTTCAATGACTGCAATTTGTGCGCCCGTTGCTATGGCAGCGGCTGATAATGATGCTATGGTTGCAGGACTTAATGGCCCGCCTGGAACTGTTGCAAGTATGTTACCAATTGCTAATGCTCCATTGATTATAGCTTGCATTATTGCCGCTTGTTTCTGTCCCTCCCACGCGCGTGTTTTGATTTCGGCTTCTTGTTGTGCGTATCTTTCCTCAATCTGTAAGCGTTGTGCATCGGTTAACTCTTTATTGCTTAACTCGGCATCTTTACGCATGCTAAGTGACTCTAATATCGATGCGGTTTCGGCATCTCTATTTTGTTGGTTAATAGTGAAGATGGTGCCGGAGATAACTTGCGCTGAAGAAAGTGCTAAGTCAGTGTATTCCTTAATTGATTCTTTTCTTCTTTCTTTATTTTTTCTTTCTTGCTCTTCTAAAAAAGCATCCTCAGTTTCAAAGTATTTTTCCCACCAATCTAAATTAGCTTCTAACTTTACCTCATTGGCTTCATTAAACGCTTCTATATCGGTTTCACTACGCTTATTAAATGATTCCTCATAAACACGTTGTGAATCATTAAGGTTTGCAATTTCTAATTTTTTTTCATTTGCAGTTAATGAACTATCAAGTCTAACTTGGTCTTGTTTTAGTTTTGTTATTGCAGCATAATAAGCCATCTTAGCATCCAAATCGTTTGTTTCACGCATCAATAATTCATTTGCTGCTATCTCATCACGTATCTGTCTAAGTTGCGCTTGTAATGCTTTATCGTTAGCAATCTTTTTATCTTGCACTAACTTTTCTTGATGGGCTTTTGCTGCATCGGCTTCTTGCTTTGCAAACTTATCTCTCGTTTGTTGTTGAATAGATAAAAACAAATCATCTTCAATACGCACCGCATCTTGATAGGCTTCTTGTGATAATGTTTTAGCGCGAAATTTCTTATCGAGTTCGTTTATTTCTCTTTGATGCGCTTGCTTATTCATTAACAATTCTTTGTCCAAGCCATCTTTAATCATGCTTATCAACTTATCGTTAGATTTTTGCCTTACACCAGCATCATCTGCTAATGCTTTATTCATGTCTGTTGCGCTATCACGCGCATCATCCATAGTAATAATTAGGTAGGCTAACCCCGCAACAAGTAAACTTAAACCACCAGTTGCAACCGCTGTTGATGCAGCAATAGTTCTACCCATTATTGCTGATGATATTGTTGCCGCTTTTTGCGCTCCATCCAAAAGAAACGTTCTCAATGCCCCCTCAGTTGTGGCTATGTTTGCTAATTCTTGGACACCTTGCAACAATGCCATTGCGCCTTGGGCTTGCGCTAATGTTTTAGTTAACTTTTCGTTCTCACTTCCAAACAATGTTGCAGCACCCGCAGCAACCGAAGCCGCTGCCGCTATACCTCTAAACGCAGTTACAACCGCATCTATTCTCTTTGTATCGCTTGCTAATGCCTTAACCTTATCGTTGACATCGCCAATAGTATCGGTTAACTCAGCCGCGCGTTTTGTGGCCTCTCGCAATTCCTTTTCGCCTAATGACCCGCTTGCTATTTGTGCTTTAAGTTCTTTTAGTTCGGCTTTCATTGACTTGAAACCGCCACCCGCTTGCTTGGTTTCTTTTGTTACCTCAGCTAAATGGTCAGCAAATCCCTCCATAACTCCCGCTTGAATTTCAGCCATAAGCCCATCGACCTCGTTGGACAATTTGCCCATTTCGGTTGTGGATTTATTTAAGTTTTGGATAAATTCCTTTTGCTCATTGTTTACTTGCGCAAACGCGGCCGCATCATCTTTGCTAATTTTGCCAAGTAACTCAAGTTGCTTTATTGCAGGCTCAAGTCCTGAAGTGTCGGCAACAAACTTTATTATTACGTTTTCCAACTGCCATTACTTTTTGGGCGGTTTAGGTTGTGGCTTCTTTGCTTCGTTGGCAAAGAAAAAGAAATCCCACAAATTTAGTAAATTAATTTGATAATTCGCGGGTAAATATTTTAATACGGTAATCTTTAATCTTTCTCTGCTTGCAATTCCATCCCTAACGTCTGTAACGAAAGAATATCCCGTTGAATCTGCTCTACCTTTTCCACTATCGCCAAATACGTCAGGGAAGTGTCTCCTGACTTCGCT